ACGGTGTAGAGTTGTCAGGTGTAGGCCACACAGTTACAGCGGGGAGTTGAGGCACAAAGACTGCCGTACCATCTGCTTGAGCTGCTGCTGTTGTATTGTTTTGTCCACGGAATACACCACCTAGGGTATTCCCTGTGACGTATGTGTAATAGATATCCTCCGTACCCAAACGAATAAAGCCAGCGTTAGCTAGTCCAACCACCGTGTTAAGCGTGATCGTGGTGTCCGTGGAGGAGATGGCTCCGTCAAGTACCGCAGTTGTTGGATTAGTCTCGCCAGACAACCTCTGAATCCAGACTTGGATTGGTCGTGCTTGCTGGAGTTTGTTTGGGATGGTCGCATAGGTAGAAACGCTAATGCGTGTAATTGTTAAGTCAGCTTGCGTGGATGCGGTGTTCTGACCAGTGCGGATTACATGCTCTAGCAAATCAATTGTATCTGTTGGCAGTGCATATGTGGCTAAGCCGGGAGTCAGGTTAATGATCCCCTGCTCCATTGTCCACATGTTAATACCTTTGTTCTGCCACTCAATGGTCATCAGGTTCATTGATCTGCGTGCTGTACGCAAATCATAGCCTGAGCGCATTTCACGACCGGCTCTCTCCCACGCTTCCTCGGCAATTTCCGTGAAGTCCAAATTAAATAGGGTTGAGCCGGTAGTGGTCATCTAAATCCTGCTGTTTTCTTTGCTATTGCTTTGGGTTGGGCTACAAACTGTTTGCCAGATGCTTTGCCAGCACGTTTGGCTTTGGTTGTTGCCGCATACTCTTGAGGAGATAATGATTTGATAGCCGCTTCAGGCAAATATCGCTCACCCGTCTTGCTTGACGGTTTACCAGACTTAGTGCGCCATTTCTGGTCACCCCAGTCTTTGAGTGATTTTTGAGGAGCTTTCAATCCTTATACCCTCCGCCAGCTTCTTTGTATTTCTTAGCAACAAGTTGTGCTTTACGCGCAGACCATTGGCCTGCACCAGTGCCATGAGTTGCTGCGGCTTTAACCTGAGACACAATCCGCTTACGAAGACCGGGCTTGGTGTAGTTACCGGCAGCATTAACCTTGCCGCCTTCAGCATACTGAGTAAAGTCGGTGTCATCCCGGCGTGCTTTACGCACACCTTTGGGCATTTTAGAGGGAGCCATAGCTCCCATACCACGACTTGGCATCATGTTAGCACTTCCCGCCGTAGTTCATCTTAATCATTGTGCCTTTGGTTTTGCCTTTAGTGGCGCAACCATCAGCACGTTTTGATGCAGAAGAAATACTTCCGCCACCAGCATAACCACGTTGACCACGAACTGCGTCACGAGGATCTTTATTTGCGGGGGCGTATTGAGTGTTAGTCAAAGATTTTGTATACGCTTTTTCAGTGGCATCTTGCATCTTGCGCTCAGCCATTTCTTCGCGTGCTGTTTTTTCTGCTGGACTCATGATTTTTTCCTTAGCAAATCTTGCAACGAGTTTTACCTTTGGTAGCAATACCATCGGCACGACGTGAAGCAGCGTTTACAGAGCCGCCAGATTTCATTCCGGATGCTTTCTTAGCTTTGAAGTCTTTCATGGCCTTCTCAGCTGCTTGACGTTGCAAACCAAGTTTCAACATGTCATCACGCTCTTGAGGTGATCTTTCCATGATGCTGTTGTAACGGCGAGGAGTTCTCATGTCACGACCGGGATCGTATGCATCTGCGGCTTCTTGAGCTGCTTTGTCAGGTGAATCACCAGCGGTAGGATCTTTCTCTTTACGGCGCTTCAAACCACGCTCACGATTCAGATAATCACGCAGGCTCAAACCAGATTCTTCCAGTTCTTTTTTGGAAACAATACGTGGCTTAGAAGAAGCTTTAGGCATCTCTTCGTTTCTAGGGCCAGCACCCATAGATTTGGCAATATCTTGAGACACAGCAGAAGCGTTAGCTGCTTCCATTGGATCTACTTCACCACCTTCTTCGTAACGTCTTTTTTTCATGTTTAAACTCCTTAGCAGGCTTTGCCACCACGCATCATTTTGACCATTGCGCCCTTGGTTTTGCCTTTAGAGACAACGCCATCAGGTGTTTTGCCAGTCTTTACAGCGCCCATCTTAGATGGAGCCATACCACCCTTAGCCAACTTAGTCATAGGCTGACCTTTGTGCAAACGGCCTTCGTGTTTGTTCACGGCCTTCTGCATCATCTTCTTGTCCATCTTCACGTCTTCGTGTTTCATATCGCCACCTTTAGAAAATTTCTTGCCTTTATCGGCACTAACAAACTCTTTGCCCACAGACATGGGCACTCCAGCTTTCTTAGCAAACGATGGCGAATTAGCAATCGCGGCCATGAAATTATGTTGTTTCTTACTCGTGCTTGGCATCACTTATCCTTTTTGCCGAATAAGCTGGTCAATCTTTTCTTCCAGCCTGTTAAAGCGCTGGTCAATGTGAGTTGTAATGCGATCAACTTCTGCTTGAGTAACATTATCACGGGCAACCTCCTCACGAGTTTTGTTCAACAGGATCGTGACACGAGCCAGCTCCCTGAACTTTTCATTCATCATGTAGCCAATTAAACCTATTACCAAGGTAAGAATGGCTGACCATGCAGTGTTTAAATCTAGCATTTCCACCTCGCCAGTGCTGCTGCTTTGCGAGTTGGCCTGCCTTTTTCATCTTTCATTGGCCCGGGCATACCGCTCATGCGTGCGCAGAATGAGTCTTTGCGCTTACCACCTTGAGGTTGTGGAGCTTTTAAATTACTGCCGGTGGCTGCGTTATATTTAGCACGGCCCTTAGCAGTCAGGCCAGCACCTTTAGATACCGGCAATTTTTCACCGCGACCGATAGCTAACGATGGGCCTTTTTTCTTTGTCGCCATTACGCCACCTTTAATTTTGATTGATGAATGTTTTCAAGCAAAGGCATTACAACCTCCTCGCGGAAGTTGCGTTCAAACGTTTCTTGCCCAACATGAGGAAGACTGATGTCCACATCAAGATAGACTGTAAATCCCATCTGCGTAGCTCTGTCGCAGAACAAATAATCTTCACCAACATACTTGCCATCTACAATGGCAAAATCAAACACTGCTGACATCTTCTCCGTCGGGGACTTCTCGTAAATCCATTCGGGGTGGTTGAACACCAACTGCTCAATGACATGGCGTTGGATCAACATAAACCCAGTAGGCGCTCTCTTTAGACGCATCAAAGAGCCTTTAAACTCTAGATCGCCTTTTTCGTCGTAGTACACATCAGCAAAGAATTTAGCATCTTTGGCTCTACGTGGATACGCCCCAGCGGTTATATCCATACCATTACTTTGGGCCATCAACCGCAGAATGTCGTCAGGTTGGACAATCACATCTGCATCAATAAACAGAAGCTCTGTGCAGTCTGTTTTTAAGAATTCATGCACTAATGCATTACGCGCCATCGTGATGATGGAGCAGTTAGACAAATCAGACAACGTGACGGACACACCAAGGCTCATTGCTTTGGGCATTAACTGCGCCAGTGCAAAAGCGGTCTTGATGTTTAGCTTGCCGTCATAAGCTGGAATGCCTATGAACAGCTTGCGCCCCGTCAGGGTTGCCTGTCTTGTTTCAGCCATAGAACACCACGGCTGTTGTAGAAGCTGCACAAACGGCTGAAATGTTGGTGCTGCATTTAATGCCTTCACCGGGGATCACAATGTTGATGGATCCTGCGGCTGCTGGGGCAGTAAATGAGAACATGGCAGTTCCGCCAGTGCCATCATTAAGCACCACAGTACCGCCAGATGGATAGCTAACAGTCAGACCTTTAATACGGGCAGGGCCGCCAAAAATAGTCGTAGTAGCACCAGCAGCAGCAGCTGTGGATTTGACATCAGTCTGCATCATAATCAATCTCCTTTAAAACAGGGGCCAAAGCCCCTAAGATCAATTAAACTTGTGCAGCAGCTTGGTACATTGTGCCGTCAGCGTTGCGAACAACGTACTCGACGATCAATAAGCCTACGCCAGCGGTGGAAGCACCTTGTGCAACTGTGTAAGTAACAAACTTGTCGGTAGTGCCAGTGTTAGCCCACAAAGCGGCAGCAGCTTCTGTGGCGGCGGCAGTAAACGAATACACACCGGGATTAGTCACAGTCAGAGCGGCAGTGATGGCGGTTGCACCAATCGACAAAGTGATTGTGGTAGCAGCGTCAAAAGTGGTAGTCGTTATGAAACGAAAGCTCGTAATCAACGAACCAGCGGGTAACACAAACGCATTGGCTGCGTCAGCATCGTTGAAGTTAACGACATCAGTCTGGACAACTTGAGTTGCGCCAGTGTTGCGAACATCAGTAGCAGCAGTGCCAGTGGTGTAGCGGTTTGTGCCAAGCAGCCAAGGGCCGAGGTGAGTAGCGATTCCCATGATGGATTCCTTACATACAAGTTAAGTGCATCAATCGGTATGTCGTCTGCCGGGACAGTTTGATGCACCGGAAAGCCCGGATTACTATGTTTATACCACTACAGTAAATTCAAAGCAAGAAAAAAGGGAGCCGAAGCTCCCTCTTTTTTTTCGTCGA